TGTTGAGTGATTGATCTTACTTGGATAATTTGATAATTTATTGTTTCTAAATTAATTATAGAGATAATAATGAAATCAAAACAATATATCTTAGTAAATATTTGTGGAGATAAATTTGGATTCTCAGATATAAGTAATAGCGGGAATCTAGAACTTTATCTATCTGGTCAAGAATATGATAAGTCGTCTTTTGAATTTGAATCTGCAAGTATTATTCTTATATTTGAAGCCAACTTAGAAGATGACATAAAAGAGATGATCCATAAATCCTTTCGTAAGCAGTTAGTTGGTTAATAACGGGTGCTATTTATGGAAATTAACCAATATACCAGCTTTACTAAAAAACCGCCCATTAAAACTAAACCAAGAACAAAACCATTACCCAAAGCAACACAAAAATATTTAGAAGCTGAAGAAACCTTATTTCAAGAATTAGAAGAATGCTTAATAGGGTATCGCCGTAAATTCCAATTTGAATCAACAAGAAATTGGCGATTTGATTTTTATATTGTGAAGCTAAATCTTCTTATTGAAATTGTAGGAAGTCCTTGGTCTGTTGGACGCGGTGGCAAGAAAGCAGCAAATGCATTTAGTAAATATGATTTAGCTGAAGAGATGGGTTATAAAATTGAGCGCTTTCATCCTGATCAAATCCTATCTGGTTACGTTATAAAATTTGTCAGTAATAAATTTGATTAATATTTTATATCCTTTGTTAAATTTTATTACATGATTTAATTTGCTATTTCAAGTGCGTTTAATTCCTAGTAGTATAGTTGGTGTAGGTAATTCCCCAATTGCCTATGTAATTTGATACCCATATTTTCTCCAAAATGTGGGTTTTTTTATGGGTGAATGATGGAACAGATCAGACCATTCCCTCCAACAGACCTGATTGATCAAGCTGAGGAAGAGGAAGCGATTCGATTGGCACCCGCCGTGGATCTAAAAGAATGGGTGGTAACCAACTTTCTCACGCTTGGCGGTGTACTTCATAATCCCGACCATGACCACATAGCAGAGCTATTACACGACGATGAAACATTCTTAGCATTTGCATGGGCTTCATCTGCCGCCGTTGCTAAAAAGAGAATGGTATTAGGGCAGTGTGAAAAGGTCATGTTTAATCAAGGTGGTTGGCGCAAAGCTCGGCAAGAACAACAAATGCGCGACTGGTTTGGATTTGTACCTATATATCTTATTACAGTTGATGCAAGCTTTTGCGAAAGTGCAAATGATCGTGAATTTTGCGCTTTGATTGAGCATGAGCTATATCACATTGGTGTAGAACGTGATGAGGATGGAGAAATCCTTTACAGCGATCTTACAGGCTTACCTAAGCACTATTTAGCTGGCCATGATGTAGAAGAATTTATCGGGGTGGTCAAACGCTGGGGAGCAAGCGAAAACGTCAAGCGATTGGTTGAGGTCGCTAAGAATCCGCCGTTTGTGTCAGATTTAAATATTTCCAAGTGCTGCGGAACATGTCTAATTAATTGAGTCTTAAGGCTCTTTTTTTTGACTATTTTGCTATACGTAGCTATACGAAGGTGAGTTTATGGCAGCACTAAAAGAGCCTTTGAAAATCTTTATAGTTCAGTCTCTTGCTTGCTTTGAAACCCCTTTACAAGTAGTCGAAGCTGTAAAGCAAGATTTTAATATTGAGATAACGCGGCAACAGGTGGCAGTTTACGATCCAACCAAAGTGGCTGGACGTAATCTAAGCAAAAAATTAAAAGAGTTGTTTGAGCGAACACGCAAAGACTTCCAAGAAAATATTGAAGATATAGCGATTGCAAACAAAGCATTTCGCCTTAACGAACTTCAAAAAATGTACAACGAGTCAGGTAAAAACAAGCGATTAAAACAAAATCTGCTTAAACAAGCCTTTCAAGAAACAGACGGGCGTGTAACTCGACAAGAGGTTACAGGGGCAAATGGTGGGGCAATTAAAACTGAGACTGAACAGAAAACTCAGCCAATTTTAAGCCCTGAAGAACTTGCAGAAATGACCCCGCAAGAACTTTCACGTTTAGCAATTACAGGTAAGTTATGACTTATGCACTGGATGAAATTGCACCCTTAATCAAGACTTGGACAATCAATACACGTTTGCCAGATGTGATAGGGGAAATGAGCCGCCGTTATTATTATAAAGCGGTGACAGAGCAAAACGAATTAAGCAAACAGGCTGAACTTTATAAATGCCGAACTGATCCAGTGCATTGGTTTAATCATTGGATCTGGACTTATGATCCTCGTGGTATGTCATACGGGTTACCCGCAAATCTTCCTTTTGTATTACGACCAAAACAGGTTGAACTTGTAGATTGGTTGCTTGAACGTGAAAACACTCAAACACACGGCTTGATTGAAAAATCACGTGATGAGGGAATGTCTTATGTTGTATTAGGATTTTTCTTGCATCGGTGGCTATTTGTTGAGGGTTTCGCGGGCGGTGTAGGAAGTCGTAAGGAAGAGTTGGTCGATAAAAAGGGTGACCCTAAAACGCTATTTCATAAAATCCGAGATATGTTCAGTAAAATGCCAAATTGGATGAAGCCTAAGGGCTTTGTTGAAAAAGTGCATGACAATTACATGCGTATCATCAATCCCGATAATGGTGCAACCATCACGGGTGAGGCGGGTGACAACATTGGCCGTGGTGGACGTACCACAATGTATTTTCTTGATGAGTGGGCATTTGTAGAGCGTCAAGAAGCGGTAGACGCAGCAATATCGCAAAATACAAACGTTCATATCAAAGGATCAACGCCTAATGGTATCGGTGATCGTTTTTATCGAGATCGATTTAGCGGACGTTATTCAATATTTACTATGCCTTGGCGCGCGAATCCAGATAAAAATTGGCAGGTTGAATTGCGTGGTAAGTTGATTTTTCCATGGTATGAAAAGCAATTAGCCACACTTGATGATGTAGTCCTTGCTCAAGAGGTGGATATTAACTATGCCGCTTCTGTAGAAGGTGTTTTGATACCAAGCGCATGGGTACAAGCAGCTATTGATGCTCATATAAAACTGGATATTAGACCATCAGGAGATCGTATTGGTGGACTTGATGTAGCTGATGAGGGTAAAGATAAGAACTCGTTTGCGGATAGACATGGTGTAGTGCTGCAATATCTAGAAACATGGTCAGGTGTTGGGGATGATATTTTTGGAACCACACAAAAGACAATTGATATTAGCATTGAGCGAAATTTAAACCAGTTTCTTTATGATGCTGACGGGCTTGGTGCGGGTGTGCGTGGTGATGCGAGAGTTATTAATGAGCAAAACGAAGCGAAAGGAATCAAGATAATACAAGCAGATCCGTTTAGAGGTTCAGGTGCTGTGTTTGAGCCAGATGAAGAGATGGTTGAGGCTCGAAAGAATGTAGATTTCTTTGCAAATTTAAAAGCACAAGCTTGGTGGTCATTAAGATTACGATTCCAAAATACATATAGAGCACTCAATGGAATGAAATATGATCCTGATTCGATAATTTCTTTATCTAGTGAGGATTTACCAAAGGCTGAGTTAGAGGCATTAGTTACTGAGTTATCACAACCCACATACACCAAAAATGGTGCTGGAAAAATCCTAGTAAATAAGCAACCTGATGGCGCGTCATCACCTAACCGAGCAGATAGTGTAATGATCTGCTTTAGTGGAGTTCAGGGACGAAAAGGTAAAAAACCTGCAGGTGCTGGAAGTCGAATTTTTTAATAAATAGGTAGCAAATATGACAAAGTCAAAAAAGGACAAAGCGTCAAAAAAGGCTTTGTCTTATGGGAATTTGTATTCTCAGGAAGCAGTAACTAAGTTTTTAGTAAACTTTGGAAGACAACCCGATACAGATGAAGTTTTAAGAAAAGCAGGTATTCAACGCCATAAGCTTAAAATTATGCTTGATGATGATGAGATCGCTCAAACAATTGAAACACGCTTAGATGCCTTGCTTGCTGCACCCTTTCGAGTTGAGCCAAACGATACAACAGAAGCTGAATTGCTCAATGAAATTATTAAAGAGTGGTACTTTGAAATAGTTTCATGTGGCTTAAATGCTTTGTTTTTTGGTTATTCAGTTTTGGAAGCAGTGTATGAAGTAAAACCTGAAGGTCACATAGGTATTCAGTGGATCGGCGAAAAACCAATGCAGTGGTTTGAACCAAAGAGTGATGGGCGTTTGATATATCGACAAGAAGGCTTAATAAGTGAGAAAGAAGTTGATCAAACTTTTAAATTCTTTCTCACTCGTCGTAAAGCATCTTATGAATATCCTTATGGTAAAGCATTGCTGGCCACCTTGTATTGGTTATTCTTCTTTAAGCAAAATGGCTTTAAGTTTTGGGCAAAATTCCTAGAGCGGTTCGGAACTCCAATTTTACTTGGTAAGGTAAAAAGCAAAGATACAACAACAAATGATATGAATAATGCTTTATTGAACGCGCATGCTCAAAGCGTCCTTTCAATTGATAGTCAAGATGATGTTCAGGTACTAGGAACTTCTGGAACAAGTGGATCTGCAGGAGCTGCATTTGAATCATTCAACAATCAGTTGATTCGTCAAATTCAAAAAGTTGTATTGGGGCAAACCCTGACTAGTGGGAATGATGGTGGTGGGAGTCGCGCATTAGGTCAAGTGCATGAAAATGTTCGGTTAGATAAATTAAAATCTGATATGCGTTTGATTACACCTACTTTGCAAGCGATAGTGAATGCTCTTTGTAAGCTGAATAATTGGGGTACGTATGAAGTAACTTTAGGTGAGAAACCTAAACCACTAAACAAGGATCAAGCAGAGCGTGATGCGCATTTAAAAAACGCGGGGGCTAATCTCACACCTCAATACTTCCAGCGCGAATACGGCTTACAGGATGGAGATATAGGTGAATCTGTGCAGGCATCAGTAAAACAATTCCATGCACTCCCTAAAACTTCATTCAATTTTAAAGCTCATAGTCAAAACTTAAAGCCTGAACAGGTTGAACTTGAGGAGGTTGCCAAAAATCAGCCTAAGGTTCTTTTATCAGAATCAGAACTTGAAGTGATCGTATCTGAATCAGCGGACACAAACGAATTGGTATCTAAGTTGTATTCAGCAACTAAAGGTGCATCGGTAGATGATTTTGAACTCACAATGTCGAGGGCGTTGTTTATCTCTGATGTGATGGGATATGTACATGCCATGCAAGGAAAATAGACATGACTGATTATGTAGAAGCCTTGAAATATGCGCGTAGTCGCAATGTCGTTTTACCTGAAGAGTTTTACTTGCTTGATCTTAAAACAAGGCATTACTCCGCTACAGTAAGTCGATTGGCCTCTATCGATCAAATCAAGACTGTTTTGGAGCTGGTAAATAAATCAACTGAAGATGGTTCAACATTTGATGAGTTTAAGAAACGTATAGCTGATGAGGGCATTGAACTCTCAGATCATCACCTAGCAAATATCTATCGCACTAACATGCAGATGGCTTATGCACATGGGAGATGGACACAGCAACAGGCAAACAAGGAATCTCGCCCATATTTGATGTATGTTGCGATTAATGATAGCCGGGTAAGACCAACTCACCTTAAGTTAAACAACATCATTAGGCACATTGATGATCCATTTTGGACGTTGTATTACCCGCCGTGGGATTTTATGTGTCGTTGCCATGTGATTGCTTTAACTAAGAAGCAAGCTGAGAAATACGGTATTACTTCAGATGAAGATCTACCAGAGGTTGCACGTAATTTAGGTTGGAGTTTTAACCCTGCGACTTGGGGCTCGAATTTAAATGAAGTGCTTGATCAAAAAATAGCAGACAATCTTTTAGATCTTCCATACTCATCTGAAATTCTTGATATTAAGAATACTGCTTTGCTTGAGCAAGATGTTGAAAATGCAATTGT